TTGTACGGCTTCTGGCGCTGAAGTTAATTTTTGCGTTGCCGCTTGATTTAGGTTAGACGCAGACGCTTTACCTACATGGTAACTCCAGCCAGCATCCGGCTTAAACAGCTTGCCAGTAACAGGCTCTCTGTACCCGGTCACTTTGACAGTCTCAGTACTGCGCCGTGGCGAAACCGGCACCTGCACATCTTCCATGCGGCCATAACCGTTAGATAAATACAAATTATTGGCACGCATATCTTCTTTATCGCGTGCACGCACACGGCAGCGGCAGTTAAAGCCGTTAGGTGGATAAAAGCTGTCCCAAAACGGATCATCATATCGAAACACCTTGCCATCCAGCGAGCGGTGGCTTGGGCGAGTTCTGCCGTCCAGAATAGCCACATACTCCCATAGCGGGCGGTCTTGTACATTCTCCATCATGCTTTGATAGCGCCCGGCCATATAGGCGGTTTGCATATTGGTTTGGTAGATTGTTTTTAAACGATAGGGCGTTAAGCCTTTGCCAAGCACTTCGCCGGTTTCTTTGTTGATTTGCGCATCTTTACCCCACCAGCCCTTACGTTGCAGCACCGGTTTAAGCTGCTTTTCAAAATCATCCAACGTGCCGCCTGTCTTTAATGCATCGTCAACAGCCATGCGAATATCATGCAGCACATCCATCTTAGTAACGCCTGCAACAGTAAAGGCGCGCGCATGCGCCTGTTGCCATTGCTCACGCCAATCCCAAGTAATTTTGTAGCCTTTGCGCTCAAAATAGGCTATGGCCTTTTCTGGCGGCAAGCCGATGGCATAAGATAGATCAACCGCTTCAGGCATTTAACCTACCCCAAACCTCACTCACAAAATAAGCACGCGCCAAGGCATCTTCAAGCTTGGTACTATCCATATCCGGGTATTTTTCAGCAAGTGCCTCCAACACTTTACCTGGCTCGCTATACTCAATGGCGTCAATTAGCGGCTTCATTAAAGCCATCATGCTGGCATCTACCGCCTCACTATCAATCGCATTGATTGCGGCATCCAACGCCTGCTGATCAGGAAACAGATCGCTTTCAGCAAACGATGCATTCCTGATATTGTCATTTTCATGTAATACAGGTTTAACTGTATTGAGTACATTATTTTGTGTACTTTCTTCCCATCCTTCACCATACGTCTCATTAATATACGCAAGCGTGGGCTTAAAGCCCATTGCATAAATCTTGCTGTCGCGCTCGGCTCTGGTATGCAGGTCTTCCTCTTCCTCAACTTCACGGTATACACGCGGCGGTTTTGCACCAGGTACGTTAAACTCAACCAGCCATTTAACAATGGTTTGATTAAGCGTATCACTCAGCAAATCGGCATCAGCTTTCACCAGCTCTAAGCGCACTTCATTGTGCGTGCCGCTTTGGTTACCGCCAAGCCCCGTGCTTTTGCCGCTGGTAGTCATGGTTTCACCCAGCACCGCTACGCTGATCTGCTCATCCATATAGCGCGCCATGCGCTCAAAGAAGTCAGCTCCACCGGAGCGCGCCGCTTCCAGTAAATCTAACGCCATGTTCTGTGGAATAGCAATGGCTGCATCCTGCGCCATGCTTGAAAGCTGGTTGATGAAGTCAGTCTGCTCTTCTTGCGGCGTACCTTCAGGGTATTTTCCGATTAAAGTCGGGCTGCCAAACTTGTCAGCAAACGTCAGCCAAAAGGTAATGTCCTGGCGTTTAAAAAACACTGGCCAAAACAGGCGAGAACCTAAACCTAAACCGTAAGGGTTTCCATCTTTTCCGCCAAAGCTATGCACGATAAATTTACGATCCGGCATTAATTCACCCTGCAGCATATCCTGCTGTGTAAGTAGCCTTAAACGGTAATCAATATCAAAGTTAAATCGGCGCTGGTTACGTGGCAGCACTTTATCAATCGTCACATTAGCGCCATCTGTTGCCCACATAATCTCACTGACAGCATAGCCTTTTAAAATTGCGTCCAGCAGATCAAGACATATTTTGTCAAAGTTGATCGTCTTTAATTGAGCCTCTACAAAATCACCAGCTTTTTTATCCGTGGGGGAATCAGATGCAGGCTCTACACACCAATTACGTGCAATCACCGCCATTTTACGTTTTTGTAATACGGCAAATGCATGGCAATCGCGCTCGATGTCATCATAGATTTTTAAGCCTTTGCCATTGCCACGCGTGGCTAATGTATCGTCTTGGTTCGCAAGTAATCCCATAAATACCGGGTGCAAAATATCGCGGGAAACATGGGCAATTTCGTTCTTAAGTTCTTTTTTCATATGCAAATCCAGTAGCGTTATGCAGTGTAATCATTCAGGCTGTTACCGGCACGTCTGGCGCCGGTGCTTTGTATCTTCATGGGCTGACCAAGTGACAGCGCTGCAGCCCATAGCATGTGCAAGGCATCAGGGCCATCATCATGGTCAGCTTTAGGAAAGTGGCGCAGCTGATCCAGCAGCGTTTTATGGTCTGGTGAAATCTTGATCAAACCGTTTTGCATGTGCGGTTGTAATGTTTCAATGCGTAACAGCTTGTCTGTAATCGGCTGCACGGCACGCGCTGGCACTGGCACGCCTAATGCGGCGCTGCGCTTGATGAGCTCAGTGCGTAAAAATTCTTGAAACTGCACGGTTTCAACACTCCACACTACACATTTATAAATGCGCTGCAGCTCAATGACATCACTGATAATCTTATCTGGCAGGCGCTTTTTAATATCAGCACGTACTACATACAAAACCCCCGTGCTACGCTGAAAACCACCAACGAGCAATGCACTAGGGTCGCGGCTAGCTCCATTTTTACCAAGTGATGGATCCACCGCGCCAAAGTAAATCAGATCGCGTGGTAAATCAGCGTAAAGCGCTTTGTTGATGCACTCAGCAAATGGCGCATCATCACCACTTACAGGGTCGTTCTGCTGCTCACTATCAAATGCGGCACGACCATCACGTGCCCGCTTTACCATTAGCGTATAAAGCGGTTGACCTTGTGGCCAACACACTACGGCGCCACTATTCATGGCATCTATATTTTGCTGGTAAAAGCGCTTGGCATGGTCTTCACCATCATGCAGCAGGGTTTCTTCCCACTTATCCCACAGTGCCATATTGTCTGGCCAGCGAATCACAGCTCTGAATGTTTTTGCCCGCCATAGCGGGTTTTTAAGCAAGCGCGCCAGTAGTGAATCATAATGCAGCACGGTGCCGATAATAATCACATCCATGCTGTCATCAGCAGCGCCAAGGCTCAATACTGTTTTCTTAAGCCAGCTTTCCAGCTTATCGCGCTGGTCAGGATTACGTACATTCTCATCATTCTCAAGATCGTCACCAATGGCTAAATCCGGGCGATATGCACCATGACGCAAGCCGCGCATACGCTTGCCTGAGCCAAATACCTGCACTTTTGCATCATTGGCCGTAATAATGGTGCCTACTTGCCAAAGCCTGCCTTGTCCTGTTGCTTGCGGATAATCCATTGCCAAGCGTGGGTTAAATTCAAGCTCGGCTTTAATGGCCTCCAGCATGATGGCCGCCTGGTCAAATGCATCCATGATGATCACTGGGTAATGCTTACGCCCAGTGACAATGCACCAGATCGTAAATATTTGCGTCACAATGGTCGATTTTGCATTACCGCGTGGCGCTGCAATCGCATCATGGTCGCCAGTGCCGTTATCTACAATTTCACCTAAGCGCTGATATAAATAATCATGCAGCTCAGCATTGGCATGCTTGATGTAGTGGGGGAAGTAGGTCCGCGCGAACAACTCAAGGCTATCTTTTGCCTTTGCCACACGCTCAGCCATCGCCTTGCCATCGCTGGCAAAGCCATCTACCTCAGCCTCAATGCGGCTACGCAGGCTTGCAATAAGGCCTGCGTACTGTTTGCTAAACTCACGTGTAGTGATCTGGCTAGCCATACTTTACCCGTAATTCAGGCTCAAACTGCTCAAGCGCTTTAAGCAAAATTCCCCCAGCCTCTTGATGATGCTCTGCAACAAAGTTGGCAAAATCGCCCACCACTTCCAGCGCAATAGAAAGCCTTGCCAGCTTAGGTGCGCCACGTGCTGCACCTACCATTGTTTTATGATAAGCATCTGATAACCGGCTTAAAGCCTCTGCTTTACTTAAAGCTGGGATATCCGCCTGAGTGCTAAGGTCTGTCACAATTGAGTTGTAAAGCGTTATAAATGTGCTCAGCATGGCCTGTGTTACAGCCTCTGCACCACCGCCAGCCATATGGCTGGCTGCACGTGCTTTATCCCAATCATCGCCACTGGCTAGCGCGTCACGCTTCCAGCGGCTTGCGGTGCCAAATGCGATGCCAACTTTCTCGGCAGCGGCTTCTAGGCTTAATGCCTGATGCACATAAGCAGCACGCAGATCATTGCGATGCTCAATGCTGTAAGCCATTAATGACCACCGCCCAGCAGTAAACTTATTTTAGACTTTGCCAATTCAAAACCAATCGCCACAAGGCCACCCGTAATTGCACCGGTTGTTGCTGCCTTAATCTCAACTTTACGCAGGCGGTCTTCCATGCCTGTAAGCTGCTTGGTGATTTCAATATGGCGCTGGTCTTGGTTTGATATCACCAAGTCAAGCTTGCCTTTAATTTCACCTAATAACAGTAGGTTTTCATCTTGTGGCATACTTTTTCATCCTATCTTCTTGTAGTTGTTGGCATTGAATACAGCGCATAATTCCAGGCAAAGCTTGGCGCCTTGGCTCTGGTATTTCTTCACCACACTCTAAACAATCCAGCGCAGTTTCTGCACCAGGTGCGGTTTTTAATTCGGCAAATCTCCGTTGCTGTGTTGCAATAGCACGGTCACGTGCAATCATTTCAAGCTCTTGTGCTCTATCAAAATCATCCATGTTTTTCTTAGCTTCCTAGATCACAATGCTCTTTTTAACTGTAATGCGTCCTTCACTAGCACCAGCATTAGGTGCATCAGCTTCCCATCGGTAAGCCCAAGCTCCTGCCTCGCTCATCACAATATTGGCGTGATAATTGCCTACAGAATCTTTCACCAGCTCTACAGCCACGCCAAATACATAAGTAGTTAGAGTGCCGGAGGGTGATTTCACTTTTAGCCTGAGCGCACTAGGGTCAGCAGCAACAGCGGCACTATTGACAATCGCCACTGTGATTTTTGCAACTTCGCCAATGACGATATTTTCAAGATTAGGCAGCACGGCGTACCTCTGATTTAAATTGCGTTAACTTTTGTACCGAAATACGCAAATTAACGGCTGGTTTAACCATGCTGAGCATTTGCGCGCTAGGGGTTACAGATGTTTTTAAATGGCGAGATGCCGTAATGTTTGACTCAATTAAGGTTGATTTAACCGCATGGCCATTGAGCCTGAAAGGGATGATATTGGTTACTGCCGTTAAGTCAGCCTGCGCGCTAGCAGTGTTTGATGCAAAACCAACCAGATGAATATCTGTCGTTAAGCTGCCTATTGCCAAAGCATTGGCAATGCTATTTGCAGTCAGTGGGATTTGCGTTGTTAAACTTACGGTAGCGGTCACAATATCAGCTGCATTTGCAGCAAGTTGAATAGCATTTCCAGTAAGGCTTGCCGTTGCTGCAGAAACACTGGCAGCAGATCCGTTAAGTTTAATACTGGCAGTTATGCTCGCTGTGGCCAATACAGCATCTTGCGCAACCCCGCTTAATTTCACCTGGGCAGTAAGTTCACCAGCTGCTAATGCAATATCCTGAGCACTGCCACTCAGATTAATACCGGTGTTTAAACCGGCACTTGCCAATGCCTGAGCCAGTGCGCTGGCACTTAATTTTATTTGAGCAGAAAGCGCACCATTGCTGCTCACAGTATCAATGGCAGCACCGCCTAGTTTAATTTGTGTACTTAATGCCGCTGTTGCACTGGCAACATCTTGAGCACTGCCATCTAGCGCAGCGGCACTGCCTCCAGTGCTTAAGTCTGCACTGGCATTCGCTACATCAATCAATGCCGCAGTCAATTTAACCTGTGCGCTTAATCCAGCACCGGCACTGGCAATATCGGCGGCATTGCCAGCCATAAGAATGCCTGTGCTTAAATTCCCCTGGGCGAATACTTGAGATACGGCAGCGGCCTGCAGTTTGATTTGCGCAGTTAATGCGCCAGCAGCAGTGACGATATCAACTGCACTCCCTGCCAATGCGGCAGCACCACCGCCAGTAGTTAAATCTGCACTGGCAACCGCTTGGGCATAAGCATTGGATTCAAGCGCGGCGGCTGCCCCACCGGACGCAGTATCAAAAATAGCAGCATCAAATAATGCTGTATCAAATATAGCGGTAGTTTCACCACCAAAGATTGCGCCATCAAATAGCGCTGCATCAAATAGCTTCATGGTGATTCTTGCACCGGCTCTTCAACCGTGATTTCATTAGGCACATTACCCAGAGAAACCCATTCCTGATAGGCAATAAAATCAGCATCACCTACACTTTGGCAAGGCGCTATTTGCTTACCATCGCTATCGCGCGTAACAATGCCAAGGTTAACTGTAAGCGTGTACATTAAATGTCTGTCTCCATGTAAATGCTACAAATGTCCAAGCCTACTGCCAATGCTGTCGCATTATTTGTACGCCAGATTTGGTGGCAAAGTAATGTTGAGTTCAATGGCAGGCCGCTGGTGATCTCACCAGAGGCTATGGCGCCAGTATCTAATCTGGTGACCTGGTATTGCACATTGCCAGCTGGCGGCGCAAATAAGGCCAGCTCATAGGCAATGGCTGGGTTATTGGCTGGGAAATCTGCACCCAAGTCAATAGGGGTGCCAGCTGATGCTGCACCAAAGACAATTTGTAGATTATTGCTGGTAGAAAGCTGAGCCACACCAATACAGTTCACCAGCGTGCTCGGCTCTACGTTAGTGGGCGCAGCTACTGATGCAGCCAAACCAACAAACATACGCGCACCGGCAACAGCGGCCGCATCTGATACACCAAAGCGGCAGCGATAGAAAAACCCGCCAAGATTAACCCCTGCACCAAGTGTAAACTTAGGAGCGACCTCACGCCCGCCTGCTAATGATCCAGCCGTAGCTGCTGATAGAATACCTAAGCGTGTCATACGGGTAAGCACGTTAGTCGTGGCAACGTTTCTTGCGGTTGCTGTACCTATAATAGTCAGTACACTCATGCCAAATACACCTGGCACCGTTGTCGCGTTACCGGGCGGTATCCATAAAGCAACCTTATTACCGCCAAGATGCGGCTGAAATGTGGCGCCTTGCCCACTCGGCCCCATCTGGTTCACCATCATGCGGCCAGCAATCTTTTTACCAGACAGCGAAACTTTGTCAGCAGCAGGGGCGGCAGGTGTGGCAAGTGGCAGCAGGATATCTGTATCAACCACATGGTCTTCATTCCACCGTGTGGACGATACTTCAGACGTACCACTATTGGCGGCACCTGACTGGTAATTATGCTTGATGCCCATTTTGTCTAGTTATCAATCTGGAAGGTAGAAGCGCCTGCTGCAAAGCTTGGCGCAGCATCACCGTTATTGATGGTTTTATTAACAGTAAGCGCTGTTCTGAATAATAGATTTCCAGCTGAAGCGGCATCCATTACACAAAACTCAACCACCGTTCCCCAGTTGGCAGTGGGGGTGGGGAATGTCACCACTGTATTATTGCTGGTTGTGCCGCCAGTACCCGTTGATGCCGTGGTTGAGGCAGCCGCTTGCGTCCCTGCCCAGTTAGCCATCGAGCTGACCACCGCTACTCGTGCATAAGAACCGCCAGTGACTTCGGTACCGCATGCGGCATCACTGCCAGCAGCAGTAGCCAGTGCGTAATAAACTGTAGCTGGCGCTGTAAAGGTTTGGCCACGTAGCAAATAATCAATCACCTTGTTTTCAAGGTAATCACTCATTGCGCCCGCATGAGACAAACTTGATGCTACAAGCAGCATCAAGCCTAATAATAGCGTCTTGATTCTAGTCATTTAAATCTCCTGTTAAATTGGTATTGCTGGTTAAACCTGTATTAAGCTGGCTTTTTCTATCGGCAACTAAAATCGCCTGGCATGCACTCAACTGCTCAGTTATTTGGTCAGCGAGGCTGGCTTGGCTGATAAGAAATTCAGCAGATTGTTGAGAAAGTTCGGCGCTTGTTTCTGCATCACCTCTGCTGGCAATGTTGCCAGTTGTGGTGGCGGCACCTGCACAAGCTGTGGTGTGCACTTGGGCTGGGATGCGCAACTTGAGAGCGCCAGTGCGTACATCAGAAATAACAGCATTAGCTTTAGCTTCATTTTTTTGAATCTCCTGATTAAATTTAAGCGTTAAATCTGCCATGTCTTTAACGCGCTTTTGCTCCAACTCATGCTTTTGGTTTTGCAGCGCAAGCACTTTTTCACCAAGTGCAGCAATCTTTGCATTCTCAGTAACTGCATTACGGCCATGCTCAACCTCAATGCCAAAGCTATAAGCTTTAAACATTAACCCTGCAAAAATCACCAGCAACAGAACAGGCGCAAGCCACTTAGGCCATACTAAATTTTTAACCCAGCCAATCATTTAAGTGATATCCCCTGTGTGCTGACAATGCGTAAAGTAGCATTGCCAACGGTTAAAAGAGTTAAGCCATAGCCATATACATTGCCAGCGATATAAGGCTGCATAAAATGGGCACTGGCCTCTAATGCAGCAAGGGCGGCTACTAGTGCGTTAAACCAGAGGGTTTTAGATCTGTACCAGCGCTTAGTCACGTTTAGACTCCAACCCCACAGGCACTGGCAATGGCTCTAAAAACAGAGCGCACTCGGCACGCCTACGGGCTAACAAGCCAGGCAGTGCAGTATCTTTACCGCGCACCTTTGCGTACTTCCAGCGAACAAACTGCGCAGCTGCGCCATCAAAATCACCAGCCTGAATCTTTTTGCGCAAAGTAGAGCGATCAAACGCACCCATACCCATGTTGAAAGTAAAGCTGGCACAAGCATCAAACTGGTTCTGATTGATTGGCACTTTTAAGCGAGAGTTTGCCAATACACCATTGAGGTAAATTTCATAAATACGCAAATCGGCAGTCAGCAGCAACTCAGCCTGCGCAAGATTAATTATGGTGAACTTTTCTGACGGCTTCACTACATGCCCATAGCCAATGGTCGGCTTTCCTGCCGGGCATAAATAAACCTTAGGCGCAAAGCCCTCATGTTTTTTAATGAGGTCACGCCCACGCTGGCTGGTAGTGAATTGATTGGTGGTAGTCATGCGCACAGCTTACGCGCGCGCGAGGGAGAGGTGAAAGCGGAAGTGGTTCCGCCCCAAGAGGCTATTAGCATTGGGGCGGGGGGGTAAGGGTAAGCGGGTATTATTTATTACTTATATGGTATTTGTTCTGGACTGACAATGTCATCATACCTAGTGCCTCATGATGATGGTACGATAAAGTCTTGTTCCCATAATCAATTGTTTCAAGATTGGTACTGCCACTCTTCATGGCCATCGTGACCCAGTCAATACTTTTATTCCACTCTGGAATAGTGTTTTTTAAGAAAAGCATAATTGCTGCTAGATTGCTTACCACAGCTGCATCGTTATTATTAGGCAGCCCAACCAAAATAGAAGCCCTATTAACATTGTTAAGCTCCCCAATAATTTCAATTGAGAATAAAGCTTCGTTCAAATTTGACTGGCCGATTTTTCTATTCTCACCAGTAGCCAATGGAGAATCTTTCATTTCTGAAATAAAATAATCAAACCCTTTAAATACTTGGCTATATGTAAGCCCTAAGCCGGTATCTACATTTTCACTCACCACAACTTCTTGCGATTTACCATCTGATTCAAAAAATGAAAAAAATATTGAAACAGGGAACATCAATAGAATTGCTACTAAAAAACCACCAATCCAAGCTTGAACCTTAGTAAAATTTTTTCTTGTAGCAAAAGTTGCTAATCCACCCCACATGGCACCAAAAACTATTGCGTATAACATGTCACGCCCCCTTAGTTAAAACTACATTAAAACAGATTCTCCTGCACTTCGTCATATTCAATATTTTTTTGTAGCTCGCGGATCCACCTGACCGTTACATCCCACTCACGTGCTAACTGGCTTTGTGATTTGTCGCTCAAGCGTATTTTTTCATTACGTACAGCTCGCAGCGCATCTTCACACTTTGGTATCTCAAGCGCCTCTCCTCCGTAAGATTTGGTCAGCTTAATAAAGCTTTCAGCTCCAATAATCTTGCACAGTATATGGTCTGGCTTAAATTCAGCAGGAACCCACATGCTGGTGCCTTTGTAGTGATCAACCAGCTTGAGCGTATCGGCCAAGCCAATAATATTAGCGAGGTCTTGCACAATGAATGGCAGTATCTTCTCATCAATTTTAATGGTGAGAATGTCGGCTGTTTTGATCTTAACCATTGCTGGCCTTTGGTTTTGCTTTTTGTTTGTTAACCAGTGCAGCAATAATGCCGCGCAGCTCTGCTGGTTTGCACCATTGCAGTTTTTCACGCTTATGCATTTGCTTGGCAATGCCATCTGCATAAGCCCAGCTTAATTGCATATCTGCCAGTAATGCGCCTATTTTTGCAATTAGGGCCTGCTTGGCTTTTGTAACGTCTGGCGCAGTAGTTGCATTTTTCCAGCCACGTGCTTTCATGTGATTAAGCACAGCAATACGCCCTGCGTGATCTAACTCACTGCTACTGGTGACACGTGCTACAGTAAATAGCATGCTGCGATAGGTCTCATCATCTAGCCCCAGCGCTTTTTTAGCGATATGGATCATGGCAAGGTCTGATTTTCTGATATCAGGTTTCATGATTGTCTCTTTTATATATCTTTGTTAGTGCCTGATTGACGCAGTAACCTTTGCCACGCATCACATTAGCAATAGTTGCACGGTCTTGATGGCTACTGGACGCTTGCCCGATTAGTCCAAAGTAGCTATTGGCCACTTCAAACAACTTGTCTTTCTTGGTAGTGTTAATACGGCTTACAGCCTCATTTACCGTGCGTTTGCGTGTGTATCTATTCCAAGGCTTAATCACTTGTCCTACAAAATCCACACCACGATCAACAGGCTGCAGGATTGTTTTTTTAGGATTGAGCCTGGAATTTAATTTGGTTTGTAAAAAAGCATTGATTTCAATCAATGCGGCGTTAAGCCATTGTGGTGACTCATGCAGCAGCACAAAGTCATCTACATAGCGCACATAATGTTTTGCACCAATTTTGTGCTTGATGAACTGGTCTAGATCATTCAGATAGACATTG